CAGGGTAGAACAGTTCAGCCTGGGTCTGCCAGAGATTGAGGTATACCTTCTGCCGTCCGAAGGCGCGCTCATGCTGCTTCTTGGATGCGTCCACACGCGCCTTGAGGCCCGATATGGAGACCGGGCGCTCCTCGTTTGGCGCGTCGACTGTTGCGGTATATGCCATTACGCCTTGTCCACCCGGAATCCGAGCGGGACGCGCTCACTGCGGTGAATCTCGTTGCCTTGCGCATCAAGCAGGCCGGTCCATGTTTCCAGCACATCTTCATGAACGGTCATCTGGCCAATGTCGCTATAGACATCCATCGGGCGCCCGGAATCGCTGGGATCGGGCGTGACAATCACTGCGGATTTCGTGAAATACCTGCTCATCCAAGCACCGTCGCCTTCTGTGCCTGCACAGGCCCGTAATCACCAGAGCCAAGCGCGCCATCCAGTAATGTGGAGGAGCGGCCTTTTTTCTTCTTGTTCTTGCGCAGCAGTTCGATTTCTGCCTCCCGCACATCAGGGTCCGTCTCGTCAGGGATCGGCGTAGGGGGCGGTGGTGGTGGGGGCGGTGGTGATTGCACCACCTTGGGCTTCATGAACGACATGGGGCAGGTTACCTCCTGCCATTCACCTTACGGGCTGGGAGAGATACGGGGAGTGAACGGTTGCGCTTCTTCCTGCTGTCGACATGACCCTTGCGGGTTTCCTTGGCCATCGCATCCGGTTCAGCCCACGCGAAGAAGAAGCCCCATGCAAGGTCTGGCGAGCGGCCAATGCGCTTGACGATGGATTCATTGTTCTCGATCCGGATCGTGTCGCGCATATCGCCGTGCTGCATCTCGCGGAAGGCTGTCAGCTCCATCAGGATGTGCCGACCAGGGGGAAGTGCGATGTTGTCGCCATGCTCCGGATCCAGCCCCTCACGCAGGCGCCAGACCATTTCGTCACGCTTCAGCCCGAACGATCGACCGTCACGCGCCTTGGCACTGGAGCCTGATCCGCCCTTGATGCGCTTCACATTGAAGTTGTTGCTCTCCAGCATAGAGGAAACACCGGAGCCATACCCGCCACCACAGTCGATGTTAAATTGCGGATCATCACGGGCAACGCCGAGTATCATGGCGCCTTGCTTGTCTGTTGTGTCGACTTCCTTGCCGGGCTTCACCACGGGCTCAGCGAAGAACGTCTTGTGCAATGGCGCGCAGATCATGCGGTCCTTGCCGCCGTCTGCCATGTCGGTACCCAGCGCGCTCATGGGCTCGTAGAGCTTGTGATCCGGGTCAGCCTCATGCTTGCGCATCCGCCAGCGCTCTTGTGCCTTCAGAACCCATGCTGTCGGAATAGCCTGGCGCTCTGCATCCTCCATTGTCGTGGTGAACTTGCCGCGCAACAGGGCGTCTTGCAGGTGGTCAGGCAGGAGAGCCAGCTGGTTGGCATAGTCGCTGTCCATCAAGTCCGGATTGTCCGACAAGGCGGCCGGGATGAATGTGCGGGATTTCGGGCGCACCTCGACTTCCCTGCCCTGCGCATCCGTGATGATGCCAACCCAGTCCTCTTCCACCTCGACCGTGATTCCGTTCACCTTGGCGAACCAGCGCAGCTCACCTGGTTGCGCAGGCCCCTTGTTCAGCGGATCCTCGTATTCCGGATCAAGCCACGGGGCGAACCAGTCGAAGATCCACAAGCCTTCAGGCGTCAGTGGTGGGTTGGATGCGAGCACGACACGGCAGCGCTGGTCAGATGGCACGCCCTTCGCGGGACGGTTCCAGCCCATCGCAAACTCGATCAGCTCTTCCTGAAACTGCACAGCCTCATCAAAGCCAAGGAAGTCGGCAGCGCGGCCCTGATATGCCTCAGCCTCAGTCTGATTGGTGAAGGCGCCGAACTCGATGGAGCGAGGGACGCCATCTGTCTCGGTCAGCGGAAGCTTCCATGTGTGCTTCTGGGAATTGTACCCCTTCCTGCCGCCAAGTGCGTCGACCATCGCCTCGACCATGCCGCCCTCGCCATCAATGTCCTTGAAGTGGCGACGGAACAGGCGCGCGACGCGGTGCTGGTTTGCGGCCAAGGCAAGCAACAGGATGGTTTTACCGCCACCAGCCGAACCGCCATAGTAGAGCAGGTCAGCCTTGCTGTGATAGGCCATCGTCTGTGGTCCAGGATTCGGCACGATGACCATGCCCTTTGTGCCCGCCTCAGCCATCTTGACGGCTTCAGCCTGCTGCTCAGGGGGCAGTGAGGTCAGCTTTGCAAGGATGTCATCGAGGTTCAAACCGCTCATTTTACCCACTCAGGGTTGTGTTTTGCGGGATGCGAAAGTCTAACCCCCGTGATTTTCGAGACTTTCTCGCGCGTCAGTTGCATTATTGGCCGCCCAAAGCGCCAGACAGGACGAATGCTAGCTTGCGGCCGAGTTCACGGGCGTCACGGTCTGCTTCGCTTTCTTCAGGATCATCCACATCCTTCTTGCCCTCGAACATGCCGAGATGCTTGGCCATTGCGTCCAGCGCCTTTGGCTTGTCCCATGTCTTGATCTTGTGGGTATGAACGCCAGCGTCATCGCTTCCCACCACGACATTGACCTCCAGCGAGGCAATAGCGCCCGCCATGTCGTCATCCCAGTCCTTTGGGCTCTTGAGCTTCCCGTCCTCGTCCAGCACGTTTCTCAGGTCGGAGAACCCAATTCGTGCATATTCCTGTAGAATGCGCTCCTGACTGATCTCCAGCCGTTCTGAGAGCTTTTGGCGGCCCTTGTTTAGTTCCTCAACAACTTTAGCATTTCTTAGCAGTCGGCTAGCCTCTACCGCAGCACCACTTTCAGCGTATCCTGCGCGAAGGGCTGCCTGCGTTCCGTTCAGGTCGATCAGGTATTCCTCTACGAAGCGTTGTTGCTTTGGGGTGAGGTTAGCCAAGGTCGACTCCCTTGATGATGCGTTGTCCTTCAGGGCTGTTCACGGGGGTAACGTTTGCGCCGAACTTCCGGGCCATGTCCTTTGCGATCCGGTGCGAGTTGCGGCGGTCATATGCGAAGAGTGCCACGATACCGAGGGGGATGCAGCATGTGGCGAGGATGATGAGGGCTGTGGTCATGAGCGCTTTCTCCGCTTGATGAGGGCGACGATGCCGACAAGGGGGAGCGCGCAGATAATGACCATTGCGCTAAGGGTCATGGCTGTGAGGATGTGCGGGATCATCAGTTGAGCTCCCCTATCAGCAGTTTGGATGACTTGGATTGTGCGTGCTTCATGGCGCACTGGTTTCCGTCAAAGGTGAGGCCGACCATGGCGATGAGGCAGTGATTGAAGCTTATGGCGATGACAGGGTAACCGTTGGGGAATGGCGGGTCAGAGGTATCGTTCTCTGCGTGCTCGTAGGTTGCTTCCTCCAGGTCGATGTCGCGGATCTGGATGAAGGCGCGCTGGTACAGGTCGCGGGTATAGTCCCTGACGAAATTGCCGAAGACTTCCACAACACGGTTATGGGAGCCAAGCGGAGGATGGCAGGCGGAGACCGTGCGGTTTATGACTTCGGGATGAGGCTCTGCGGGAAGGTGGTTCAGGTTCAGCATTATCCGGTCATCCTTTGCGCAGATGGCAGGGAGACGGGTTTGCCAAACTTGTTGTGAAGCCATGGCGCGATGTCATCCGACAGGACAAGCGCCCTATTGGCGAGGATGACGGGCTTGGGGAGACCGATCGCAGGGAAGTGCCGGTTGATGCGGGAGGAAAACAATCGGGCCTGATCATCGCTGACGCCGCCGCTTGTGCCATAGGACAGGCGCTCGCTGGCTTCATCATAGAGTTCACAGGCATCGGATACGGCGCAAACACGCGGATAGGTCTCCATCAGGATTGACAGGAATATAGCCTGCCAGAGTGGTATGTTCAGTGAATGCTGGACTTCCAGAGCCAGATTTGTTCCGGACAGGCGCCGGATCTGCGCTTCGAGTTCGTGAATGTATTGCGGATCGGACTTCGCCTTGCGCTCGGCATCCCGCTCCTTGCGAGCCAGTGGCAGGGCGCGCGTCACCTGCATGTGATTGCGCTTGTCCATGAAATACGCCACCTGCCGGGCAGACCAGCCCTTGCGTTCGAGGATTTCGAGATAAGCGCGCCTGCGCCAATACTGGATGACGGGCCTTTGCGATCGACCCTTGATGTCATCAGGGTGCAAACCCGCCGTCTCACTGATCTGCTTCAGGATAGCATTGGCCGACACAGCCATTTGAATCACAGTCATCTTCCCACTCCCACTCCCAGCCCCGTGAAGGTCCCCAGCCAGCGGGGGGCAGTCTGCTGGCTGGGGATTTACCGTTGCCTGGGGACGATCAGGCGTCGGTAAGCCATGAGAAGCGAGGCTTTTCCTCGGCTTCAGGTTCGATGGTTTCGGTCTCTGCTTCCGCGGAAATGCCAGGAAACGGCTCATCGTCATTCAGGATGGCTTCGATCTCTGCTTCGGTGCCGCCCGCTGTCGTGATGTCCGCATCCAGATCCGCAGGCTGTCCCTGCTTCACGCGCGCCGTGGCCATATCGAGTTCTTCCTCGGCACGAATGCGGGCGTCACGGGCATCATCAGCCGCAGCCTTTGACACCTCCAGCGTCTTGAATGCCGCATCTTCCGCGACTTTCTTCAGGCCCAGTTCGCGGGCGTAGTGGTTCAGGTCTTTTTGTTCCATGTTCAAATTCCTCTAGGCTTCAATGCCGAAATCTCGGCGGGCTGCGCGGATCGATACGATTACGCCGGCTGCCACGTCCGCAAACTGCATGGCGACCAGGATCAGGAAGGTGGAAGTGCCGAACGCAGGCGCCGTCAGGTAGGCAAAGCCAGCAACGACCGCGACCAGAAGGCTCAGCATATGATCGACCATGCCGACATTGCCGATGCTCGTGGACTTCCACATTTCGACAACGAACAGCGGCACGCTCAGGAGGATAATCATCTCGCTGGCAGTGATGGCCGTGATTGCGCCGGACGGAGCAGCAAAGTCAGAGACAATGCGGTCCAGCGGGCCTGTCGATGCAAGCGCAATGTAGAGCAGCATCGAGATCAGGAGCGCAGGGAGTGGTAGGAGGTATTTCATGAGGTCTCTCCATCAAGACGGTTTGCAGCCGCTTCTGTGCGGTCTGCGCGGCAACTGAAGGCATACCAGTGGGTCATGCGGCTTCCTCCATTTCACGAACGGCTGCTCGGATCTGTGCGAGGGTGAACTTCACGTCAGTGCCGAACTCGTCAGCTGCGTACCGGCGAAGCCCGTAGAGCACGGTCGTATGATCGAAGTTCACACGGCGGGCGGCGCGGGGAAGGCTCCAGCCCTCGACGATTACGAGGTGATACCAGAAGGCCCAGCGCAGACGCACCTGAACTGGGCGCTTGCACGGGTTCATGATGACCTCAAGCGGTACGCCAGCAAACTCGCAGGCTCTCGTGATCGGTGTGGATAGAATGGTCATGGTTTAGTCCCCCTGTTGGTTTAGGCGCTCCTGCACCCGTTGGATGATTTGTGGGCGTATGCCTGCAAGCTGTGTGATCTCGTCTTCCAGTTCCTTCCAAGTCGGGAACCACTTGCTTTTGCTTGGCCACTTCGCCAGCACGTGGCGGACGATATCGCCCGGAAACTGGAGAAGCTCGCTGGTGAAGACTTTCAGCTTCAACTCGCTGGACATATCGTCGTCCTTCGCGTGAGCCGTCTTGATCGCGCAGATGGTCAGCCACTCAACGATCTGTTCGCGCTTGGCAGGGCCAGACAGGCCACCAAGGACCGACCGCGCACGGTCTGCGTCGATCTGGTCAGCTAGCCTCACGGTCAATGACATAACCGGCTCCCAGCCCCCGTTCTTCGGAAACCGGCTCCCCGTAACCTCGTGACTCACTGATATCCCGCAGGCCTGCAGCGACGAGACCGCCGCGGCGAGGTTGTCCTGCGGTGTTCGGGCGATTATTGCTCCGGGCTGCGCGTTCGGCTTTCCATTTGGCTGAGTTGCCAAGCCAGGTTCTGAAGGCTGCGTGCCAGTCGATGAACCGCTTTTGCTTAGCGACGGCATCATTTCGGAATTGATCTGCTTCATGGTTCATCTCCTCGGGGGTAAGGCCTCGCTTTGAGCCGTAGGCGTAGCTTGTCGGGTCAGGTGCCCAGCTGGTTGGAATCTGACACTTGCGCGCAGCGCCTCTTGGGGCAGCTTTGCGTTTTGGCTGTTCGGGTGGTGTGTCGCGTAAATCTAATTCGTTAGAATTAGATATTGACGGTTCCTGACGGTTAGTGAGGGGCGGAATACTGCCCTCACAAGGTACGGATTTTGCACGTGCATTATTTGCACCTGCAAATTCTGCACCTCTATCCTTTGTGCCTTCAGACAGGCGTTGCAACGAAATGCGGTAGTTCGTTCTGCTGCCATTTCCCTGACCAAGCTTCTTGGTTGTGCGGGAAATGAAGCCATTATCGTCCAGCCATTTGATGTGGTCTTTGACGCTCCGAATGCCGCATCCGGACTCATCAGCGATAAGCTTCTGTGAGGGCCATGAGCGGCCATCTTCGCCCGCATAGTTGGCGAGGCACACAAGCACCATGCGGCGCGAACTGGTCAGCTGCTTGTCGCGGCAATTCAGGACGGCTGAGATTACGTGAATACTCATCCCCGCCCCCTTCCCAGCTCAGCCTGCATGTCAGCGAGGGCTCGCTTTGGATTGGATGGGAGGCGTAGGTTGCCTTTTGGTGCCGATGACGGTAGCCCGTTGTTTGTAAGGGCCCTCAGGAGCGGTTCATAGCGAAGCAGGTCTGACGATGGGTCAGAGATCAGTTTAAGCTCTGCTGGGGTCATGCCGCGTCCTCCAGATCAGGTGACCCGCCAATTGGTCCGGGGTGTTTCGCCAGAAGCGCCGCAATGTGGTGGGCCAGATCGAGAGGGATGGCCGGAACGATCACGCAGCCATCCAGTGTTTCGATCCGCGCCTGTTGGACCACCCATTGTTTGCGGTGTGGAACAGGGGCCACTTTTACGCTCGGCTCGGGCTCTATCTCAACCTCGCCCAGAAATGCTTTCAGGGCATCCCTGTCCGGCACATTGTAGGGGGTCATCTTGCCACCGAACCGTGTAGGGCTCAGGTGCTCTGGCATCTTTCCACGAATCATGGACAGCCGACTCTTCAGAACGTTGTCCGATGTGTTCGGATAGTCTGCGTACAGCGTCCCCAGGATCGACGCACCTGACACGGGACGTCTGGCAATAATGCGCATGATCCGCGTTTCTTGCAGGGTCATCGGGGGAACAGCTTCATTCCACTTGTCGCCCTTGATGGCGCGCTCGGCAGACTCTGCGCGGTCGCGCCAATACTCGACCTGCTCTTGCAGTTCCTCGACAATTGAGAGAGATTCACTGTAGGCCATCAAGCGCCTCCAGTTCTGCCCGGAGGTTAGCGACCGTTGTTTCCTTGACTTGCGCGAGCTGCGCCACTTCCTTGTCAGGGAGTCCTTCATCAATCAGGGCGCAGGCTTTCAGCATGCGTCTGTCATGCGCGCGAGATTTGGGCTCGTACCCGGAGCGACGGACGAAAGACGATACAGTCCCCGCAGGGACTCCCATCATCTCCGCAACGACTCGGATACTGTTGCCCTCATCAAGCAGCGTTTTCATTTGGGTTTCACGGATCATCAGCAATATACCCCCTTCTTGTTTTTGAATGTGGCTGGCATCTGCGCATTGCGTGCGTAGCGTTGAGCGCCAGAGCGTGCGGCCCACCGATCATCCATCATGTGACGATGGCACAGAGGCTTGCCGGTGATGGTCTTGGATGGCTCTGCTGTGTGGGTGCAGTTGGTGCGGGTGCAACGGGTCATGATACTACCAGCGTGGCAGTCATTGCGGCCATGAACCCGCTCAAGCCAAGCACGCACAAGCCAATACCGAGAAAAACCAGAAGACGCCCCCTCGGCTCAACCTTCGCTTCTGCGCCGTTTATGACCGTCCCGACACCCATAAAAATCACGACAACCGGGGTAAGGATGGCCACCGCATGCTTGAATGCCTCAATATTGTAATACTGCTCGATCACGCCGCTTCTCCTTGTTGTTGAGTGATTGCCAGCTGGTAGACGTGGGCTTTGCCGCCCCTGTCTGTGATGGCTGTTTTCGGGCCTTTGACGAGCAGGCCGTATTGGGTCACAAGCTCCGAAAGGCGTGGCGAGATGTCGTCAGTGTGCTCGTCCATCAGGAACGCGAGACGGTCAGCGCCTTGAGGGCCATGCTGGGCGATCATGTCGAGGCACTGGACACGCAAACGGCCCGCCTTGGTCTTCATCTGCTCCGCAGCGTCCCAGCTGGCGCCACCACCCTTTGAACCGACTTCACCGCGATAAGGCCCACCAGAACGGCTGGCGCCTTTCGTGATCCGATCAAAGCAATCCCCACACACAGAGCGGAACCTGGTAGAACGCGGGTCGCGACGCTTGCCGCACTCGTAGTAGTCCACCTCTTGGCGGCACTCTGGGCAGGTCCATGGATGATCTGTCCCCCCAGCCATGTCAGCGCCCCGCCAAATGGCTAAATGAGAGAACCGCGCCGATGCCACCAAGCACTGCGAGGAGGCCCATGCCCGTGAGCCAGATCAGGAACGGCTTAATCAGCGGATCGTGATAGCCTTGGCTGTGCCGCTTGCAGGACGCGCCCTTAGTGATGTGGGTGTGGTCAGCGGGGCGCTGGCAGCCGGGGAAATAGCAAAGCATGTCAGCGCCCCCAGAACCGGAGGAGCGGCCAGATCATCAGGCCGGCAGTAATCATGACGGACACAGCCACAGAGAAGATCAGGAGGCCCTGATACCGCAGCTGGCGGCGTAGCTGCTCAGAGGGGAGCGCGAGGCGGGCGAGGCCGATCAGCATGGCACTCTCCCCATAAGGGAAAACCCGTATTGACGGCTAAATGTGAGAGTGAGTTTCAGTGCGGAAAAATTCGCGTACCGGGGGAATGTTAACAGTTGTGCACTGTTTGCAGATACGCTTTTCTGGACGACCGCATCGGGGGATG